CTCAACATAACTATTCACTGCGCTGGTTCCCGTGTTCTCCTTCAACAGAAGATTTAGGCCCATTGCATAATCCCTGCGTACAGCACCTGTGCTTGCAGGAGTTTCTAGAATTTGCGAATCAAGATTCCGCAAAAAGGGAACCAAGTACTCAATATCAGAAGAATAATTTACTGATACATTAAAATTAGCCCATGAAATGACTGGGCTTTGTGTCCAATTATCACTGAGATGACCAAGTATTTCTCTTTCAATAAGAAGCATTTCTACCGAATTGAAGAAATTTTATTAGCCATCTTTTTGACACTTCTACGAATAAAAAACTGGTTTTGAGAAGAATGACCATACTCTAAAACTCCCATGTAGGGAGTTGGATTATAGAAACGAAGTCCTTCCTTAAATCCATTTTTCCTTAGAATTTTTATGACTCCACTTCCATCAAAAATCACTTGAGATTCGCCACGATAAGGCCCTCCATCTTTTGATGGAGCAGGAATTCCAGGACTATCTCCAAACAACACAAACCAATTTGATTTTGCGTAACCTGTGTCTATTGGAGTATCTGTGACAATATCAGAAAAGCCTTCTTCTATAATCTTTGCAGTATCTGAATAGAGTTTCTTCTTTAACCCTTCAAATGCCTTTGAGAAGTCAACTTGTACGTTCTTTCTTGCTTTTCCAGTTTTTCTTGTAATCATTTCAGAACTTTAACCTAATAATTAAATTTTAATTTACCTAGATTAAATTTTAACCTACTGCAAGCAAATTATAAACTAATTTGTTAGGCCCCAAGTCCTTTGATTGAATGCTCATTATCTTATATGTTTTTGACTCAAGAATCAACTCATCGTCAATTCCCTGTTCTGGAAGAACACCTGTAATTGGTGTAATCATAAATTCCAGATAGTCCCTCTTTGCAATTGCACTCTTGTTGTCAACCAAGCCACTCTTTTGAGTTGACCCATCCGATGGCCCAGAAGTTACATCTTTTTTAATAACCTTCACTGGGTAATCATTTATGGATCTCGTTATTGTCCCAGATATTGGATTATAATCCCCAGATGTTCTTACTGAACGATATACTCCATCCACTGATACAGTAATCCCTCGTATCAAGGAACCATCAAACACATCCATGACCAGTTTCACCATATCGTCATTGAATGCCATGATTTATCTCCTTAGTGATACGGACGGGCCTCCACCAGCTTGTAATAATGGATTTATATAATTAAGAATATTCCGATCCAAGGCTCTTGGCAGTGCATTCTCATTAAACTCTACAGATAGTACCCCATCAATGTTTACCTTTCTAAATTGACGAACTGTAGGATCTCCTGTTAACTCAGGATCACCCAATAGTCTCAAGGCCAATTCATAGGTAGCAAACAATACCCTATCTGGAATAATGTCATTATCAAAATAATCGGAACGTAACCGAAGTGCTTGTCCCCAGAATACTGCAGTGGCATCTGGATCTGGTAAAAACATTCTAGGGAAAGAAAGTTTCTGTGTAGTAAGAGTTCTTTCTCCCAGATACATCAATTGATCCAAGTAGCGAGTTGCCATGATCAAGGCCTTGGCCTTATCGCTATAAGTGGAACGATCCAAGTAAGTTATGGAACTGACAGCGGACTGATTACCGCTTACTATGAATTGAAAGGAGGTGGATGAGACAACTTTCGTAATAAAGTGAGTCCCATCTGCTCCTGCAACATCAGTAACAACCTGCATTGAATCCCCCAAGGCCAAACCTGGACTTGGAGCCGTAATTCCTGCAACCGTTACTTCCGTTTTATCATCTAAAGAACTATAGATGCCACTAATCGTAGCTGAAGAAATTCCAATGATTTCATCGCCAATTGAATTCCATGCGCTTGCTCCCAAACGATCTGCAAAGTATGCATCCGCTTGAGCCACTGTTGCATAGGAATTTGAACTGGCACCCTTGACTGTGGCATCCAAGGCCATTATTCAGACCCTTCGTCTTTAGATTTTGCTGAATAAACTTTCTTTTTTACAGAAGTATCCTCAACCTTTTCTTCTACTTTTTTAGGAGTAGATTTCTGAGGTTCCAATGTATAACCAGCATTTAGCATGGTCGCAACATCATTTGTTTTAATAAGAATTTCTGTATTTCCAGGCTTATACATTTTGGTATACATACGAATCTCCTTCAGTAGTGAAGGCCCCCGAAGGGGCCAAACTGGTTAGTTAGAATTAACCATTTACTGAGGCAACACGCACACCAAGTCGCCCATCCACTGCAGCAGCACCAACCAGACAATCCACAGAGATCAGATCTCGCTTCTTGATGTGGTCATAGCTCTGCAGAACTCGCAGACTCATACCGTTGTAGTTTACGGTAGAAGAACTTGTGCCTGGCCCCATTGGATTGGGTTGAGGTACAAATACGAGTTGGAATGCACTTGGATGGAAGGCTGCACCCATTGTATAGGAACCAACAGGAGTTACTGCTGTGGTAGTTCGATCTGCAACCAAGGTAGAGGTAACATTTCGGACAGTAGCACCACTTGCTACAACATTTGGAACACCTGCAGCAACTGCAGTGGCTCCACTTACGCCATACAGTCCTGGAGTGATCGTAATTCCAGCAATGGCATTTGCAACACCACCATTAGTAGTAAATGCAGTATTGTTAGTAACAACATGCTCACGGGTAATTCCGTCAATATAATCAATTGCCAGTGTATCTCCAGCAACAATTGTCAGAGTACCAGCAGGGCCACCAGCAACACCAATTGTCGTTGTGCCTTCTGTATAAGAAGCAGCAGCAGTGTAAACTACATCAGTGCTTCCTGTTGTTGCAGCAGTACCGAGTGTGCTGTGCTTTGGAAGGTTCTGTGACATCACAGTATCCAGACCCATGAAACGACCTAGTGAGGCCTCTTCTACTGGAGAAGTTGCAGCACCACGAATGTCGGCCCGTACAAACTCGGTAATTCCATATAGTGCTGTCTGCATGGCAGGAGACACCAGGAATTTACGATTTGTCATTGGAATATTCTGGTTGTTCATTTTTTCTACAATAGAGGCCACATGATTCAAATCACTTGGGGCCGCATAAGTAGTAGCAACACCGAATAGTCCACCTAGATTTGCAATTTTTGAAAGAGCATACTGGTCAATCTTCTGGGCCAATGCACTCATTGCAGGTTTTAGTAGTCGCTCATTGAAGTCATCAACTGCAAAGGCCAATTCCTTTGAAGATACTTCAAAAGAAACATCAAAGTGCTTCTCAATTACCAAGTTTACACTGTTTTCAACAGCATCTTGAATAGTAACTGTGTTATTGATGTTACCGCCTGTTCGGTCAAACTCATCAACACCAAAGAAGGCGGGTCTTCGGATACGAATTGTATCTCCAACTTTTGCTCCAGTGAAATCAGCAGTTGCTGATGTGGACATCATCTGAGGAGCAACAATGTTGTCTTCAAGAATTAGGAGGGCTTCCCGTGCAATTACATCGGGGGTAAGAAAAGTATTCTGCGTACCGTAACTAGTCGCCATTGTTCTATCCTATCTATAATAGAGTAATCAATTGGGTGGGGATCACTCCATACAGGAGGCCCCTTATCTAAAGGCCACTGCGCTCCTGCGTAGAAAGGCTGAACTTTGGGGTATCTACTTATATGTTTCCTCTGGAAACAAGTAAAAACACTTTAATATAACAAATTATATATGTCAAGAAATTCTACATAGAATTCCTCATAAACTCATCATCTTTAAATATTCTAGAAAAGGTAGCACCTTTCTGATGTTGATATTTACCTTGATAAGGATTTACACATTCAGAATCCATCTTCATATAAATCAATTGACATATTCTCATGCCCTTATGAAGACGAATGCTTCTATGTGATTGATTTTGAAGTTCAAGAGTAATCTGACCTTTAAAACCAGCATCAACAAATCCAGCATTCTGAACTTGAATGCCGACTCTACCTACAGAGGATCTCCCTGCAACAAAGGCCGCATATCCATTAGGAACTTCAATCTCTTCTTGAGTGGAGGCCAAGAGAAAATCATTTGGTTTCATCACCAACTCTCTTTCCTTCCACTCAATAAAGTCCAATTCATCCATCACATCAACCACCTCATCCTCAAAAAGAGATAATGTGCAGAATGAATCAGAGAGAGTAAGATCCACACTGGAAGGCCCAATGTGGACACCCTCTGGAATGTATCCCTGGTATTGCAATTTGATTAGTTCTAAATCGCTGCAAACCATTAGCGAATCACTCCTTGTTCTCTCAACTTCTTGTAATCCCCAACAGACATCGTTCTAATCTCATCCTGAGTAACCCCAGTATATCTACGAACACCACTGCCTGTTGCGCCAACAGCACCACCACCTGTGGATTGAAGGAATAGTTCGGATTGATCCTCACGCAGTGTTTCAATCAACTCATTAACACGCATAGGTTGTCCATCCTTACCGTAGCGGAGACCTCCATCACTGTCCTTGACAATCACACGATCCGTCTCTTCATCAAAAACAATGTCATCACGAACCTGCGCAGTCATTGCACGGTAATACCTTGGATTTACACCAGCATCTGCACATCCATCCACAATGGACTTTTCAATCTCTCTTTGCTGATACTTCTTAATGTAATTCTCCGTTTGGCCTTTCCACTTGTCTCGCTCCTCCTGCATGATCTTCAATTGATTTGCATGATCCTGACGGGCACGATTGAGAATACGATCATTGTACTTTTCACGATCCCCAGAAGTAAATAGACGCAACTCTTCATCTTGCTCAATCTTTTGCTTAAGGGCCTGTAGTTGATTCAAGCCTTCTTGACCACCAAAACTACTAAGAATATCACTATACTCACGAATACGATCCTGTGCCTTTTTCTTCTCATCCTTCAAGGCCTGGTTATTCGACTTTAGGCCTAAGATCTCACTCTTCAAGGCGTTATTGACAATCTCCTGCACTTGATCCCGACTAAAACTATCCGCATCCCCAAGGTCTACTTTCGGTACTTCGACTCCTGCTTGCGCTTCTCCTCCTGCTGTTGCCTGTACTTCTTGTACCACGCTGGCTGCTTCTTGCTGTGCTTGTTCCATAACTCTCTCTTTCTCCTTTCTAGGATTTCGTTCTCCTCTTCTTCTGAAATAGGATTCCAGTAAGAGAAAACATTAACTTCAGTGTTTCTGACAACCAGAACACCATAATTCTGAGATTCTTCCAAAGAATAGGCCAACAGGGACTCCAGATATTCTGCAACCTTATTGGCCCTCTCAGAGTTCTCATAATCCTTCAGAACGGCCCCTTTCTTCTTAACCTCCTCTGATAACCGAATGGCCTCAGAAAGCGGGTCAAAGCGCTTAGAGCGATCCCTAATGGATTCTAACTGTAATAACGTCCTGCTCTTCTCCAAATTTTACACCTTCCCATAGAGATGATAATGAATTTTCTAGATTACTATCCACATCAAAAACACTATCTAGGAAAAATGCATGATTTCTATTTGGAGTAATTGAATAATTAGATCCTTCTAATGTGGAAGATATTAACGAATGACTACTATTGTTATAAATGCGGCTAGGGCGACAATAACTAAATCCATTTTGCTTTTTATCTCTAATTGATTGAATAGTATGAATCATAAATTTGCTATAGTGATGCTTGTCTTAGAGAAATCAAAAATCTGAGAATGAACATAATTCCCAGACTCCATGATCCTAAATCTATTTTCACCAACTACTTCCTGCTGGTAAGTTTTGCTTCTATTAAAGAACCAATCCCTAAGATCATGTTTATCGGACTCATCCAAAGAATACAAGGGAATTTGCGTCACTGTCGAATTGAAATGAGGGAGACAGCCTTTCCATGATTCAGAACCATTTTGTGGAGAGAAGTCTTCAGTTTTGTAAGTACCTAATTTTGTTTTAGATTTTTTAGATTTTGATTCAGAAATAGGGAGGGATTCAGCAAAAAATGGAAATTTGTTCTGATGTTTAAAATAAAAGAAAAACCTAAGTTCAGATGAATAGGAACAAATAATACTTTTTACTAAACTCTTGAGTTTATTATGGTATTGAGAAAAGATGCTGTTTTTGTAGTTAAATTCTCTAGTACCTCTAAATTTCTCAAGAAGAAAAGAATCTGGGTGATTTAATGATATTGATACTTTATAATTTGAAATAACATCCTTTCTCAAGGAAAGAAAAATAGAATTAAAATGATCAATATAACTTACACCAAATAGTTCATGTACAGGATACTTGGATTTATCAAAATGTAAACTAGGAAAAACACCTTCCAAAAATGAAATCTCATTATGAATCAAACCAGATATATTAGAATCCAAAACATATTCTATTCTCTTTCTAAGCTGATAAAACTTAACATGCATCTTCTCAATAAATTTATCAACCCTGCTCACTGAATCCTCAAACATCGAATCCCTTACATCCAATAAGAGATCACTCACCAATTCATTTCTGAATCCATAAAACTCCACGTTTACTGCATTTGCCACATGGTTTGAGTATTTAAGAATACGAATATGTCTCTTTAGTATTGAATCAATCACCTCTTCCTGAGTCGGAAAGGGACTTTCTGAGTTTCTCTTGCTCGGAATCTCGTAATACCTCACTCCGGTTGTCCTCTGGGCCTTCATCACTGCTTCCATGATCCATCTCTATTTTTTCACGTTCATCATCAATAGAGACATCATTTGGAATCACTTCTCCCTGCTTCAAATTATACAGCAAAGTATTCATGGAGATACCACCCATTTGGTACGCTTGTACAAGTGCAATGATCTCTTGGTGAGGAATACGAACATCTACAAAATCCATATTGAGTTCAACATGGACTTCGTTTTCGTTTAGACCTTCCCAACGGGCCATGTACTTCAGTACTTTACGAAGACCATTTTGAATAGTAACTGCAATATGCGATAGAACACTTGTCTCTATATTTTGACGGATTCTAGATGTCTCTGCGCTTTCCACACCCTTTTTCGATTCAAGGAGTCTGGCACCAACTACTGCCATCATTGCTTCTTTTTCCTTTAAAGCATTCTCCAGTGAACCCAAGCCCTGACCAGAAAACTCAAGATATCCCAACCTCGTATTCTCATTAGGCAATATCCATGCAGTACTTCCGCCAACATGTAACCCATGACGGAAATCATCCGCATCCACTCCAGTGATCCAGGCCTGTGGCAAAGATGTGAAGTGCCTACCGTTTTCTAAATCAGCAGAAGTACGATAATGAGAAAGAGAGATATTTGCAAGGTCGATCAATGGAGGAGGAGATAGGTTGTCCATCCCCAATCCACCAGAATTAAAAACAAAAACAGGTAGTTCCTTTAGTCCCTCACCTCTATAGGAAGGGTATACTTCATGAACAATCTCAAAAGTGTAATCCTCATCACTGTCCTTATTTAGATCCTCATCCTCCTTCGGCAATCTCTCCATTGCAACACGAACCCGAAGGTTACCATTTTCATCAAAATCGTAAACACGATATTGATTACTTAGTTCATGAGAAAATCCATCCTCTGTAGTATCTATCTCTTCTGCAAATACGGACATGATTGGAACATTCTTATCATATCTCCAATTGATATTGGATTCTGCTCCATAACATGTTGCATAACATCTACTGTTTTCCAAACGATCCACTACTACACAGATTCTACCTGTAACCAATAATTCTGTTAAAATCTTCTGCATCAATTCTGTAAAACTCATCCCATGAAGATCCATATCCTCCAGATAGGACTCCATTCTTGCAGGAACCTTAATGATGGGAGTTTTACGCAAGGCCGCACCCACTAATCCATGTATTGTTCTGCGCATTACATTTAGGAATATGGCCCTATTCTTATAATTGTAATACTCACTGGATTCCTGCATCGAAAGGAATGGAAGGTAGCGCTGATTTTTTTGCTTTACGGACTCCTCACCCTTATAGCAATCCCTACATTTTTCCCAGAGATCCAAATACTCACGATACTCAGGATGTTCCGCATCAAATTGAACTTTTGATGAATGATTTGTCGTATTATAGTAGTACATTTCTCCCTTTAAATTCCATGAATATCAACTATACCTGGTTCCTGTTTATTTACAGGATATAAGTACTCAACTAAATACCCCATACTATCTGTAATGTGCGAAAGGTCATTATCTCCACCTTTTTCTGGAAGGTTTGTACCCTTCTTATAGGAGTGTCTTTCTAATGCATGAATTGAGCGTTTACAATCCTTATGTATCAACAACCTTCTTGTTCCATCAGCAGTACACAAAACAGAGTTTACTGCATTGATTCTATCTCTGATTAAAGGGTGTTTTCTGCGAAATTTACACTTAAATCCATAACTTTGCAAAATAGATAAGTCCGTCCTTCCGCCAGCAGAAGTTCTTGTTTGCACACAGGCCGGATCTGGATAAACAGTAATTTGTGCAGAAGGATATCTACATAAAACTTCTTCAGCCATCTCATCAGTATTAGAACCAAATATTTCAATTTCATCCACAAGAAATAAAGTTCCGTCATTTTCATCCATTTGAAAAACTGTTGCAGTCATCGGATCAATATTAAAATCCATTCCTATTAAAACAGGTTCACCTTCATCATAAGGACGATTAACAACAGATTCTTCATAATCAAAACCATAGTATACTAAACCAGTATAAGTTACAAAACGTGCTTCATATTCTTGTTCAAATGTTCTTGTATCTAAATTTCTTCTTGCTGCTTCTACTTCTTCTGGAGGTACATTTCCACCTTCTAATGTAGTGTACTGCCAAGAATCCCAATCCTCTTCCTCATCATCCTGTCCTGCAATCCAGAGGTCGTAAAACCAGTTTCTTCCAGATGGACTTGAAATAAATAAGGCCCCACCTTGTTTATCAGAGAGAGTAGGACGCAAAACTTCAGTCCACACCCTTTCATCCAAATAGGCCGCCTCATCCAAAACCAAGTAATCCAAACCAATTCCACGAAGACTATCTGGGTTGTTGGCCCCTTTCAAAGATATTACAGAACCATTCACCAAATTGGCCTGTAGTGCTACCTCATGAAAGGATTTGGCCCATCCAAACTTTTTAAGTTTCTCTTTGAGGTATGACCACATGATATTCTTTGCAGCAGAATATGTTGTAGTGACATACCATACCTGAGAATAAGGGAAACGGGCCACTTTTGCCATCAAGGACATCGAAAGGAAACTATTATGAGTTGGAATCAAGGATTCACCTGCCAAATAGAGATGATCCTCAGAATCCACTTCAATACATTTCACAGGAACAGAATCAATTCTTTCAATCGAAACAATAAACCTCCTGTAAATATCCTTCTTTCTTTTGTGTTGGAAAAGT